TCCGCTCGTTTGGTTACCTTCTCTGCACTCTTCTTGGCTGCTGTAAGTTTCTTTTGGGCGGCACGACGGGCACGTTCCCGCTTGGACATGTGGTACGTGGCTTTGGGAGCATTAGGATCTTTTTTAGGGCGTCCTGCCAACGTCTAGTCTTTCTCTGCTGATCTCTCTGCAGATCGTCCCTTAGATGAGGGATAGTACTTTTCTAGCATGTCTGTTACGTATTCCCCACCCTGTACATCGTCGTAACCAAGTATTTGGGCATTACGATAGAGCATCTGACGTGCTTCGTTTTTTGTTTTTCCTTCGAAATCTTTTTTTGTGAGAAGATATGGCCTCACTCTTTTCATTACATCTCTAACTAGTTCCATCGATCACGACCTCTTTCTTGGGTGGTAACAGGACCACGCCGTGCATAGCCGTTACATTGTGGTTGATTGTTTCTGCTTGACGTACTCCTACACGATTTAAGAGGCTCTCAGCGGCCTTGAGGCGTAGGTCATCACCTCGTTCGGGGGCAGGGTTGTCTATTGTGTCTACAAGGCGTGTAGCGGCCTTAAAAGCGTTCATAGAGAGCACGTCTTTTGTACGTTCGACTATCTCATCAGCTAGGTTTTTGCGTAACCAACCTGCAGATCCCTCCGAATATCCCGCATCTACGGCTGCTCTGGTCACCTGACCACCATTTTCGAACAGGATATCTAGAAATTTGCTCTGTTTTTCGGTTAGTTCACGCTTTTTGGTGCGCGGTTGGGGCAAGAGGTTCATAATTTATGTGCTTTCACCATCATTGTACTCACAACGGTAGCCTTTTTGGATTAGATACGGGAAAAGTAGCCGCGTATCTTCTATCATAGTGGCAATTCGCTGCTCACACGCCTTCTCTGTGAGGTACGGACCCTTGTTGTCTATGGCTTGCATACATTCATTAGGTTGATACATAGAACATAGCAGCAACATCGCTGTGTACATAGTCGTTCTTTCTTTTTTTGAGAGGGTGTAGGTGTGAGTTCGTGTAGCCACAAGCTCGCTTTTTACAGAATATGCTTCGAAATCGGGGAGATGTGCTATTTTCGAACCAACCTACGCCCCTATTATGGGGATACGTATCATATAAGTCAAGAAAAAAATAATTTGGTCTTGACAATTCCGGTATACGACGGTACAATCGGGGTACCCCCGCCGGGATACATCCATATGTAGGGATGATTCGCCGGGGTTCCTCCCTACACACTACTTTTAGCTGTATCGATAACCCCTGTCAAGCAAATTGATGGCGGGATTACTAGCACATGCGGGGGCACCCCCAGTGGCCCTTGCGTGCGCACACGCATTGATTTTATTATATTTTTATTTGCAACTTTGCACCTCGCCGATGTGCCAAGGACCGCACCGAAACCCACCCAAGCCTAAACCCAAGCCAAACCAAAAAGGGAAACCCGCGCATCATGCACGCACGTAAACCCGTTTGCCATATTGCTTACCATGAAATGCTTTGATAGATGCCAAGAGGCACAGCCCTGACGCACCAAGACTCCGCCGATATATCCCGCGATTACAACCCGCAAGCTTATATTCTGGAACCGCCCACAAAAAAGGCCCCCGAACCTATGAAAGGACGGGGACCAGTTGGGAGGAAGCGCGGTATTTGCCCCCCGCGCAGGGTAACAGTTAATCCTCTTTTTTGATCGTAAACTTGTAGTTTGCCAAAGTGCGGGGATGATCGGAACCAACCCAAGACTCGACACCAACAGAGTCCAAAGTGTGTTCTAGTGCCGAAAGCTGGCTGCTAATACCGGACACCAAAGCGCGAATGGTCCGCGCCTCTTTTTCGGTGATGACGATCATGTCTTTGGCTTCTTGGTTCGAAAGCTCAGGCTTCAAAAGTGTGGTTTTCATAACTATTCCTTCCGTTGTAAAAGGCGGGCAAAAGCACCCGCCCCACTGTTAAAGCACAGATCTTAACCGCTGGCAACATCCTTGTTGGATGCCGACTTGATCCGATAGATCTTATCATAGCCATGTTTGCGCTTGCCTGTCGGTCTGGCTTCGATCTCGTGACCATGCTGTTTCAGACGCCAAAACGAATTGTGGACACTGTCACGACTGACGGACAAATTGCCAGCAATAGTGGGAACCGCAATAAATCCTTTTTCCAGATATGCCAAGATCCGCACATCGGTCTTAGTAAGCTTGAACCATTTACTGGCTGGCTTACCTGCCATGTGATCATCGACTGCTAGTGGGTTGCCATGCATATCGGTTTCATTGCCAGTAGCAAGATGCCTCGCGCCGCTGTCCTGATCTATCGTGACGCCTTGATGCTGGTAGTCTTGCGGTAAGCCCCCGCTGCGTAGAGCTTTGAGCACCCGATCCCGTTCACAACGACGGAAGTAATCCTCAAAGTTATCGTGTAGATCTTTAAGTTGGTTCATCAGGTTTGTTGGTAGATTGTTCATTGGTTTGGTTCCTTCACCAGTTGATAAATATAGTCAGAAGTAAGATTACGATAACGCAGATCAAAATGCGATATATCATAAAAGCAGACTGTAACCATTCTTCCATGTTACGCCGCCAGTTCTAGATTCCGCCAAGCAGCCCCATCGACGATCTGGCGGACCTGATCCGCTCGACTGTATCGCTTGCATTCGTTGCGGCCTTGATCCCGCGCATCTGGTAAATGCGTAGACCAATGCGTTAAGGCATTGAACCCAGCCCACAAGGTTGAACCCAGTTCCTTCTTTTCTTCCGCGAACCGCTCAAGCATCCAATTAAGGCGTCTTTCGTTAACGGACAATTTCTCATCGACTGCTGCAGCTTTCGTGGTTTTCTTGCAGATAGTGTCTTTTAGGATGCCAGCAAAAACCCGATCAGTCAGTGGGGATTTACGCCACAAGGTCATCTGTTCTTTTTGGTTCTGCCACATATCCAAGCCCATAGTCGCCTTTTCGATCATGGCCTCCGGTGACAAAGCACCGCGATGAACCCGCCGCTGGTGGTAAGCTTTTTCCCCGCCGAACACTAGCGTATTTCGGCATAGATCCCGATAGGCACCGGAAAATATCTGGAAAGCCCAAGACATATCCACAGAATTAAATATGTCCATCCGGCAGCGCACCACATCCGGCTGGCCTGACCTAGTGTCGTGTTGGCTCTGCATGTCGTTGAAGTGGATTGTCCGGTGGACCCGCGCCCCTTGTTCGTAGATCCGGTCTAAAACATCGACATCTTCTAATGGGATATTGCTATCTCGCAATATTTCTGCCTGTTGTGCGAATAGTTCGTCGTGGGGAACAAGCGCATATGTTTTGCCGACTGGCCTAATATTGAGCAGCGCACCCGTGGCCTTGTTCTGCAATGCGTGATAGTCATCTATTCGGGTTGGTTCGACTATGTCCCCGCTGCCAGTCAATGCCTCAATCGGCACCCGCCGGATCTGACCAAATCTTTCGTATAGGCTGACATCGTCAATATTCTTGTGTTTGACCTGAACAACCCGATCATTTAGTTCAGCAAAACCTGCTGCGTTAACGGCAGAATCCACCGCCCGTTGTGGTACTAAATCTAACATAGTTTTTATTCCCTTCTTGGTTGTTGTCCCGCTGCCGACTGGCTGCGAGTCCGGTTAGTATATCAAGTTATTTCGAGAATTGAAGACATAGTCCCAAAATAATTTGTTTTGTGATTGGTTGGCCCCGCGACTCGCCACCAATCCGATCACCCCGTCACCCTGCCCCCGAACCAATAAGGCAGAAACATCCAAGCAATCCCCAATATAAAAGCGTCACCCCGTTTGTCATTTTGGCGTCACCCCGTTTGTCACGTGATCCCGTACCGATCCCGCCACACTCGCCAAGTGATGGCCTGTAGTTGGTAGGGCATTATGTCGATTTGTTGCGCGGCATCCTTGTACGCATCTTGAAGCCCGCGATACTCCCGAACACCAATATTTGTTCGGTCATCAGTTAAGCCGATCCGCTCATTGTAAGCGATGTTTCTTGCGTGACCATCGATTGTCACGTTGAACTCGCCCATGATGTCACAAAAGAAGGACGTTATCTTTTGTCCCTTGAGCATCCTTTTTGCCCCGTCATAGTCAGGCTTGACCGCGAGAATGTCCCAAGCTTTGTTCTTCATTTTGTGGTAGGTTGACACTTTCACCGAATCAATGTCATCACCGCGAATGAACGCACCAATTAAAGCGTCAGCGTTTTTGACATTACGCACCCATTTGTTATTTGGGGATAGTGCAGAAATAACAGCAACAACGATATACACTGGCACGTCATATTTTACGCCGATATCATATGCCGCATCGTAGGCGTTACCATACCAAGCCATACCGCCATCAAACTGTTCTGGCGTAGCGTCAAGGTAGCAGTGTGTTATGTTGCTGATCATTTTTGGTTGGGATAGTTTGGTCGGGCGTTTCATTTGATTGTTTCTCCCGTATGAATCCACACTGGCGCGTCTGTTTCGATCCACACCATAGCACCACAAGACAAGGGCTTGTCCGGTGAGTAAACAACCCGCGACAACCCGTCAATCTCCGCAGCATATGTGTAGTGATTAGTTTTGCTGGTTTTTACAGTGATACACGGGTCACTTGTCCCGTTCTTTTTGTTGGCACGAATAACGTGCTGATTTACATGGATTCGCTTTTTCATTGGTCCGGTCCCTTAGTTGTTAAAAACAATAACGGGAACCTATCACTACCGATTATCGGGGTCAATAACTAATTTACCCTGCCTCTTCAAGTGCTCCAAACCACAAGAGGGACACAAATACCCTGCACCCCCCGTGGTTATCATCGCTGGCTCACCACACCTGTTACACACGTAGTCGCGTGATAGCGTCGTGCGATTTGTCATGGCGTCATCCCGTTTGCCATGTAGCGTCATCACATTTGTCATAGCGTCACTCCGTTTGTCACGGTCCACCATCGTCCTCAAACAAGTCACCCTGTATGGCACGATGCACATCGTTGTAAACCTCGACAGCAGACTCACCGTGTTTTTCCATCCACTCTTCACGTGACATTTCTGCGGCGTCCTCTTGCATCTCAATCAGCCAGTCCTTGACTCTACCCATCACTGCACCTCCACTGTCGTACACTCACACTCATAGTTGTCGTTTATCATTAGGCCATCGTCTAATTCTTTGCAACACGCCTCTTCTACAGCACCATCTGCGTCTTCTGCGGTGACAAAAAACTCGTAGTCCTGTTTGACTGTCAATACTACGCGATAGGTTCGGTCAAGCATTGGCTGTCTCCTCACTGTGTGCGGCCTGACATTTGGCTCTGGCATCAATCCGCATCTTTCTGACCATCTCCATGTCTTCTTTCAAACGCAAAGCGGCTTCATACGCAAAGTCTCCTGCGACACCGTAGTCAAGGATGTAGTCCAAAACTATTTCAAGATCAGTCTTACTCATTTTTCCATCTCCTTCAAGATAGCTTCCACGTGGTCGCGCAGAAGATTACGTGTTGTGATCTTGTGTCCACAGTCTTGTGGTTCGATGATCATGTCGAGGTAATCAATCTCGTCCATGATAGCCAAGACGTGTCTAGCTGTTTTACGGCGTTCAAGCAGTGTAGATGCTGCGTTCATTTCACGTCCTCCCCAAATACCCAATCAGCCCACGGCTGTGTATTGCCTTCGTCATCTTTCGGTGGCTTGAAGTCAAAGATGGTATACAGAGCGTATATCATGTCATCCATCTGTTTTAGTTGAGACACTTCTACGTCACGGCAATCATCGATGTAGTTGACAATATTTCTGAGTTGATTGGTGATCTTGAGCATCCTTCTACGGTCTTCCTGTTTGATGTGCATCTTTCAATCCTTCCTGTTGGTTTCCATACATAAGCCATATAGGTAACTAACAGGGGTGTCAACACAAAAAGAAACGGGGCCAAGAAATAAATCTCAGCCCCGCTCCCCACAACAACGAAGGAAACCCCTTACGATCTACCAACCTCGTAAGGAATACCCAGTTTTACCAAACGCGGATAGTTGGCGTCAAGCCACTTTTTACAGTCATCCCTATTTTTTCCGACATACACGGTGACAAGACGTAGATAGTCTAGCTTCTGTTTGCTTTTGACATGTTCTTTGTTTGTCTCTCCGATACGTACGGAAGATACAGGAGCGACAACCTCCCACCTCCAACGATTGACAATATCAATCTCCAACGGTTTGGTCTTCAGGCTCTTCTTCATCTTCTAATGCCTCCAAATACACATCTATAGCATCTCGTATCAAGTCTGCTACAGCTACTTGTTCACGACTAGTCTTTTGCATCTTACTAGATACATCAGCTAATCTGTCATACTGTTCTGTCTTTAGTAACAGATTGTATGTCTTAGTAGGTTCAACGATCTTGAAAGGTCTTGCCATCTTCTATATCTTTCTTAGCTTGTTTATCCTTTTGTTTGTTACGTTTGTCTTCTACAACACGTTTACCAAACTTAGGTAATAACTTAGCTATGGGATTAATTTTATTAACTTTTTTCATAATAATATAATCCCTAAAGGTTAGTATCCTTATTGGTGTAGACCAGTTGTCAAGACTGGTCAACAAAAAAATGCAGTTGACAAGATTATTCGTATGGATTATTTGTACCCATTGTCTTTGACAAACGGGGGACTGACATGAAATCACCGAACTGGTTACAGGGGTACGTCGAGGGCTTGGAGTTTCCTAGTCTGACAAAATACAGATCCCC